CGCTGGCAAGTTTTTGTTCAACCGTTGGTTCTGGTGCAATAACAGTTCCGTTGTGAGCGGCAACAATTTGTGCCACTTTGGTTTGATCCTTTGAGTCAATATCAAGCCACAAATCACCGGCTTCGTCTATCAACGGAGCTTGATTTAACTTGTCTAAAACAATTCCAATAGTAGATAATTCATCAAGAAGTTCTGCACCATTAAGATTTTCCGGTTTATTGAATTTGATCACCTTATGCTCCTAAATAAACGCAGCCGAAACCGCCATATTGATCATTGGTCAAACTACCACCGCTATCTTGGAAAGCAATCATATTGACATAATCGCCCACTGCCATGTTAAAAACACTAGTTAATGACAAGGCATAAATTCCAGGTGATCCACTTAAAATTGTTTGCGACCGTTCCGCTGTTCCGGTCGTATTATTTTTGCAAAACCTTAATCGTCTATTACCAGCCGTGCTATTTCCGAAATTAACAAAACCGTAAAACAAATAATATCCTGCTAAACCTGCTGGAATTGTTATTCTGCCGGTATTTGTGCTATTACTATGAAAACCATCCGTATCAAACAATTCTGAATTACACGTCAGAACAGTATCAGTATTGTTGGACAAAACCTGATTTGCTGTAATTTCTGCTAAACAACCCTTAAAAGAAGGACTAGAAGCAGCTGCCCATTTCAAACCGGTCGCAGTTGTTGAGTCTGCGGTTAAAACCTGACCATTAGTGCCAACCGCTAATCGTGTATCGGCTGTGCTATATGTGTAAAGATCACCCTTGGTCGTCAATGGCGATGTAGACCCGCTGTCTATGTTAACCCATGCGCTTCCTGTATATTTGTAAAGATTGTTGTCGGCATCAATGAAACAGATCATGCCTTTGGCTAAAACGCTGCTCAAAGCGGTGTCACGCGCTGTTGTTGTAGCAAAACGCATGACCACTTGCTCTTGAAGGTAGGTATTAACTTGGGCAGCTGTAAGCACGTCCCCTGTTGCGAATAACTTGTAACCTGCGCCTGCCATGTCTCTCCTTAGTACGCCAGTACGTCCGTGCCGATTATACCGCTAATCGCTGAATTCAACACGAATCCAGCCAATAAAGGTTCGGCGGTGAATAGGGTCGTCATCCATGATGACTTGGTAATGTCGTGATTGATGCCGTTAATAAGACTCTTTTGTGTGACTGAGGTATTGCCCGGCATTGCCTTTGTGACCGTAATACCTTCCAGCAAATCCAAATCCACGCCTGCTTTGGGTTTATTTGGATTGATGTCGTCATAAAGATTGAGTTGAATGCTATCGATGCGGACTTCGGGATCTTTGCGAGTAGCAAGGATGCCCTGAGCTTGATTGAGGGCTTCGGTATCGGTTTGAACGAGAATGCCATCGCGCTTGCCAGAATGGAGAAAATAAGTGTTAATCGATGTTTGATCCGATGCGGTCTGAGTCGTACCGCCTGAGCGAGTCACGCTTACTGAATTGAGGATTGTCGTATCGTCAAAAGCGACAACCGCATTGGTGTATGTCAACGCACCGCCGCCAAGATCTGAGAAGCTGTAAAGCGAGGTCGCCGGAGCTTTAATCAGATTCGTTCGACTGATAAATCTGACCTCACCTTGAGAGTCCACAAAGACGCCACCAAACTCGCTATTCTCGACCGTTTGTAGGGCTTCTAAGGCCGTTCTGGACGTTCCCGGGTCGGCTTGTAGGGTTGAGTCACCCGTATCCACTACTCGAAGGCTCTGAGGCCAAGCAATCGCGTCTAGGATGGCATTGACACGCGCTCCCGACAATTGACCCGCCGGTGCGCCTGTAACGGTTGTGATTGATGATCCAGCTAATAACTTGAAACCATCAACGCATTTAAGCATGACATTTGATAAATCATCATTGCCTTGTCTGAAGGTATTGTCATAGGTTGTAATGAAACCTGAAAATAAATAATAATCCACGCCAAGATATGTCGCATAGATAATAATCTGCCGCAATGGCACTAAATCCGGGTAATACGCCCCATTTGGATTATTGGGATTCCAATCACCGTTTTGATCGTAAAGACTGACCGTTGCTTCGCCAAATTCAAACTTACTTGTAATGCGGTTACGTCCTCGCCGAATTGAGACCTTATTGACAAGGTTGGTGATTTCAACCGGCAATGTGCCTGAACCGAGACGATTAGTACCTAGAATGCCTTTTGTCGCTGATCCAAGAATAAGTGGATTGGTCTCGAAAGCCGTATCGCTATCGAAATCGACAAAGACGCGTAACGTAGGTGCTGGCATTAGATGGCTACGCTACTAACCCGAATATCTAGTCCGGCTTTTTGATAATTGTAAAGATTATCCAAAATCGTTGCCGTGAGGTCTTGTTCGGCTATGACTGAACCTTCAACGTTAACATTGACTTCAACGCTTGGCGTTCCGCCTGATTCAATCAGCATTAAATCAGCCAGAGCCAGTTCAGATTCGGCAAGTGCCAATAAAGCGTCTGCATGGGCTTCAACGGCAGGGCTGATAATTGGATCAGCAGCTCTGTAACCTGCCGCAGCTGCGGCATCTAGGACGGAACTGGCTGCGGATGTACCTAGTGCAGCCGTAGCACCAGCCATTGCGCCATTGACATAAACGTTATTGGCGTTGACATCCATACGCTCTAGTTTTGTAACGCTCATCGTGCTTTGATCGAGTTTAAGACCTTTTTCAGCAAACAAAGTTTCAATTGGAACTTTGATATTTAGTTGTTTAAGCAATTCTTGAATGCGAGTAATTTTGGCAGGCCAGTCCACGAATGGATCACCAACCATTTCATCAAGACTATCAAGCAATAAAGCCAATTCTTGTGCTGCTGATTCGGCTTTAATCAATTGACCTTCGAGAATGATGGCACGTTTAACGTCCTCATCGAGTATGGCTTGCATTAACTGTAAACGCAATTTCTCAACTTCAGTCAATTGACCGGCTAAAGCCGCCTGAATCTGAATGCGCTCCATATCAAAACGCTTAGCAATCTCACCTAGGATGCCTTCTTCTTTTTTCTTCTTGGCTAAGTCTGCTTGAGCTTTGACTTGCTTTTTTGTCAATGCCAGTAATTCTTTAGCACGTTTAGCAGCATCGGCTTCCGCTTTTTTGCGCGCTGCATCAATCTTGGTCTGAGAATCAGTCGAACCGGATATGGTCATCGGTGTTCGGAATGGCGCGGGCTGAGGTTTGCCAATATTGCGCACATAACCGAAAACGCTGCCAAGTGGATTAAATGGATCAATATTTCTTAGTAAATCTAACGCTGTTGATCCATAAGTATTCAAATTCTTAAACGCAGCCACAAGGGTCGCAACACCGCGTGTTGTATCGGCTACTGCATCGCCAAACTCTTGCATTGCACTTGTTGTGCCGCCAATGCCTTGATTGCCGCCAAGAATTGCAAACGCATCGAGCAAACCCTTACCGATTGTCTCTTGCATATTGTCAAACGCGACTTTGAGCAATGACATTTTGCCCGCATACGTATCAAGATTAGCCTGCATCTGACCGGCAAATTGATCATTCAATCTAGCTGTAATATCGGCAAACGACATTGTGGAAAGTTCGGTCTGAGACAAACCAAGCTTATATTTCTTCAATCCTTTTGTATTACCAATGAAAGCATTGCTCAAATCATTTGCTACTGTGGTGAGACTTTCGCCGCTGCCTGCGCTAACGTTAAGTGCAGTTCCAAGCAATTCTTGAGATTTAGCGACTGATCCAGTCGTGGTCAATAATGCCTGAAACGCTGGCCTTAGGTCTGTATCGGTGACACCGCTGGCTTTTTCAAGATCTGAGATGAATTGACTGATTCGAGCATTTTCAAAACCAAGTCCAAGGTTATTGACGGTCTTGGCAAGCCTAGAAGCTGCTGCCTCATCTTCCATAAACGCTTTAACGGATGCCTTGCCAAACTGAGCAACTTTAGCAACCGAGAATGCGCCTAAGAATGTTTTGCCAAGCGACTTAAACGCGCTATCGGCTTTCTTTACGGCCTTGTCATCGAAGGTTGTAACAATGGGAAACTTAATTGCCACGTGATAACCCCGCTATCTTTTGATTGGCTACACGCGCCACTTGATCTAATACTTTTAGCACGGTAGCTTGAACTTGGCCTTGATCTTCCGCCAATGCTGCACCCATCAAGCGGCCTTGGGTTTTGGCCGTTTTGCCTGTTTGCTTTAGCCCGCCAATATCTGTGTTAAGTGCTGAAATAAATTGCTGACCAGCATTGGGATTTTTTGACTTGGTTTGAGCGCGCCCATTGGGGTTGCGGCGTCCAGCGGTTTCAACGATTGCGCCAGCAGCGTATTTGTTCAGCATACTTACTAGCGAAACCCATCCAGATCGATTAGCGCGGCTCTTGGCTAAGGAATAGGTCAAGCCCCGGCGTACTACGCCCGGCACGTATGATGGAAACGGCCTGCGTCCTTCGATAATTGACTTGCGGTCATAGCCGGGATAATTGAAGTTGCGCAAGCCCGAGATTTCATTTGGGGCTTTAGATCTGGCATCTTTAGCAATAACCTTCAATGGTGCTGCTATTTGTGCGTTATATTCTTTGAGAATGCCGGGCGATAATTGGCGCAGAATCTTTCTAGCTTCTATGACGCCTTTTACCTCTACTGGCATTTTCTCTTTCCCTTGCCTGTTGCTTGAGGACTTCGATGAAAGCCTTAAGCAAATCTGAATCCATGTTAATAAACTCGCTAGGCGCGATCCCAGTATGAATGCTCAACTGAGCGATTCTATACGTGAAGGAATCGCGCGTTAGCCATTTGGGGAATCATCTGCTACCACGTCCACCGCAGCTAGTGTGTCCAAGAACGCTGCACCGAAAGGTTTAACGTCCGGGGCATCTGCGCGGCGCAGACATTCCCAAGCCAGCCAATAAATATGCTCTTGTTTTTCATCTTCCCTAAACGCTTTGTGAAAGCCTTTACGGAATTGCTGCTCAAACGCATATTCCACACCCGGCGTAATAGAGTGCGTACTCTGTGTGCCATCTGCCCTTGTGATTATTAACTTAGCCATTGCCCATTGCTCCTAATTTAGAACGTGCCGCTTGAGGATGCGGTTACTGCGCTGTTTACCGTAAAGGTAATATCCTGAGTGCTGAGATCGCCTGTACCGCCGTTGATTGGTGTCAAGTTATTGACCAAAATATCAAAGGTGTAAAGCTGATTGGTAGCACCTACGGCTGTTGCTTTATCGTTGAGCATCTTGCAAGCAACGGTTGTACCGAATGCGCCTGAAAGTGTTGCCAAAACGTTTGCAGCTGCGGTGTCATTGAGGAATGAAACGGTCAATGTTGCCGATTCCAATCCCTTGACAAACTTGTGTGCTGAGTCGCCCATTGCAGTTACTTCGAGTTCATCGAATGCCTGATTGAGGGTGACACTTGTTACGTGGTCGCTAAGATCGACTGCGTTGATCTTAAGTCCGACCTTGTTATTTAAGAAAACTGCCATGTTGGCTATTCCTCGTCTTTCTTAGCGGTTGGTGTTGGTTTTGCGACTGGCTCTACTTGACCGATTTTGATCAGAAAAGCCTCGCGCTCTTTGTCTACTTCAGCCATTTTAGCTCCAATCTGAGAGAACGCTGATAGATACTTCACCGGACAATAAATCGCCTACTGTTCCGGTCAAGACTGCTGGTGCGCTGAATGTGCCAATTGTATAGGCAATCGATGACGCTTCTAGTTTGTTAATAATATTCAAATAAAAATCTTCGATGTTAGTTAAGTTGCCTTGGTTATCAAACATTGGCACAAGCACGACAAGTTTGAAATTGACTCTTGGTTTGACAGTTTTGTAATGGTCATTGCTTGGCTCGATGTATGGATCATCGGGTTGTATCACGATGCTGTTAGCAAGCGGACTAGCAGGTGGGAAGGAAAACACCTGCCAGACCGCATTATCAGCTAGTGCAGTCGCGATTGTTCCTCGTAGGGTGGTGATTGCGCTCATCCTACTAGACCGCCCGGTGCTAGGTGATCCGCAAGTAACCCGCGAACGCGAGCCATAAGAGTATTACCCATTCGATATGGCGATGGTTGAAAATCTGGTGAAATGCCGCCTGCGTTAGATTGTTGACGTGCCTGCCATATATCGACTGCAATCATAAGTGTCGCTTGATTGACTTCCGGCATTGTTTCGTAATCGATGTGCGTAATTCCATAAACTTTGCCCCATGGCACAAGCAGGTTATACGCTTCGGCAGTCGCATTATTGATTGCGTATTTAACAAAGAAAGTGCCAATAGCCGTTACGGTCTTAGATCCATTGTATTTAGCACCTGCGTTTTCAACGGTGATGGTTTGACCGACAATAAAATCATGTGGAACGCTTGTATAAATTGTTGCAACGCTGGTGGTCGACTCATGCGCCACGATTGCATAATCATTGAACCAAAGTTTTGATTTAACAATGTTTTCTGCCGCTTGGCAGACTTCCTCAACAACTGCTGATGAATAAAGATTGCCGATACCAAGCGCAGAGCGCAATTCAGCTTCGGTAACGTATGTGGCTGCCATCTTTATCCTTTCTGTGGGTTAATCCCGGCGCAAGGGCTGTGCGCCGG